GTCCAGCGCGTACGCCACCATGACACCTTTTGCTGCCTCATTGATGCGCTGGCGCAGCAGCACCTCACGATAGGCGTTTTCCTGCAGCAGCTTGACGATGGGTTCAGATTCAAGCGTCAGCGTGCGCGCAATCGCCTCGCGCTGTTCTTCGGGATAGAGCGAAATCAGCGTGGCTTTGCGCTCAGCCAGCAGGGTTTCATAGTCCAGCGCTTCCACCACGACGGGCGCGGGTAGCTGGCTCAGGTCAATGGTTGGCATGTTCTCAGCTCACAGGGACGGTGAAGGAAAAAGGCTGCGTGGTGTCGGTGCGCGTGCCGGTCAGCTCGACCACCATGCCGCCGTTGAAATCCGACTCAAAGTTGATAGCGGTGAGTTTGACGCGCGGCTCCCACTGCAGGATCGCCACGTAGCAGGCCGACATAATCTGCAGGCGCAGCGCTTCGTTCTGCGGCTGGTCAATCAGCGCCGACAGCAAAGAGCCATAGTTGCGGCGCATCACCCGCGAGCCGAGCGGCGTCAGCAGGATGTCGCGCACCGACTGCCGGATATGTTCGATGTCACTCAGCGCCGCGCCGGTGTCGCGGTTCATGCCGGTATATTTTGCCGCCGTCATAATGGTGCTCCCGTATTGCCGCCGCTGTCGCCCGGATGTTTGTGCGTGTGCAGCACTTTGCCGTTTGAACTCAGCGAGCCGTCGCTGTGGGTAATGTCGCCTTTCATCGTGCCGCCGCCGGTGACGTCGAGCTGCGCGGTTCGGAGTAGCTGCGTGCATTCAACCAGAGGCGAATCGAGCAGCACCTGCACGGCGGCACTTATAGTGGCGGTCTGAATGCCGCTGGCCGTCAGCGCGCCGGTCGCCGGTTCATACTCGATCACTGCGCCGTCGGGGAATGACCAGTGCAGCGCATCGGCGGAGGCAGAAGGGGCTGGATTGTCATCAGAGAAAATGCCTGGCAACACAAAGCCGGTATCGAGTTCGCCACCGAGGCACAACACGAGCACCTGCTCGCCCACCGACGGCGCATTCCATGAGCGGGTTTTACCCGCACGGGCGGTAAGCCAGTGAAGCCAGTCGGTTGTGTTATTTCCTGTATCCACGCGGCATAACCCGTCGTCCAGTTTTACGGCGGACACGGTACCGATGCGGATTAGGTTGCGCAGCAGGCGCAGGATTTCGGAGAGTTGTTCGTTCATGCCGCAAGATTGCTATCCAGCGGCATTAATGACAATTGAGGCTTGTTTATTCAGCAACGAGTAAACAGAGAATACAAGGCTGACTCATTCAATTAGAAAGGTACATCATCATCAGATGGAGGATTAAAAGTGATAACTTTGACAAACTCACTTCTCCACTCAGCAGGAGTCATCACTTTGAGTCTTCCATTTTCAAATATTTCCTGGTCGACACGAATTCCTCTTTTGGCTTTATGATTATCGAAGTCATGAAAACCTGCTGGTGAGAAATCCTCATCAAGAACAAATCCTCTGGCAGCAAGTAAACTACTTAACTCTTCAAGGTTATAAAAAACTACTCGATAAGTAATTCCAGCCGCTTTTTTAATTGCTTCGAATGCCGGATGGTGCAACATTAATATGTCATTTACTTGCGCTGGATTTTTCTTCTCCTTAACAAGAACATTAACCAAGCTTCGCAATGTTTCACTACTGGTCTTGATGTCGCTGATTAGTTCGCTTTCTAATTTTCTAGAGTTTGTAACTAGTAATCTTTGAAAAAGCCCAGCCCACTGCTCTCTCAGGTATCTAATGATATCTTCAACAGTTTCAAATGGTTCAACAGGATTTCCCACATCCATATTATAAATATCATGGATGAAATCAAAGATTTTATTATTGTCTACAGATATTGGCGTAAAACCTTCAAGATGTTTGTTTTTTTGGTAAGTATGATATTCAGCATGCACAGATTTATCTACAAATAGATAAACTTGCTTGCCTTTCTCAAAGGCTTCATTAATTTCATTTTGAGTAATTGATGATTCATTATTTCGAGATTGAGTGCCGAATTTACCACCTATAACGGCAACCAGTACATCACAAGTATGAATCTCCCTATAGCAAGAAGACTCAAGAGGATCTTCCTTACCCCATGGAATATGACCTCGCTCAAAAAGGATAGGATCATATCCCATCTCTTTTACAAATCGTTCAAGACTTGCTCTCATAGAACGGAGATCAAAAAAGGTAGAACTGATGAAAATTCTTGGCTTTGCCATTCAAATTAACTCAAATTTAGTAAGGATTATTTTGCTAAGGCTTCGATAATGAGAGATCTGACTGACTCTAAATCCAAATCATTAAAACCAAGCAAAGGGCGAGGGGTGTACTGTATCTCTTTTATATTTTTTTTCGGTCTATCTTTCAAGCCATAATGATGCACCCGCACCATGCGTTGCACTCGCCCAATAAACTCAACCACCGCCTCATCGGATGTTGCCCGCGCCTTCATGTATTTTGCCGTGCGCAGTTTGGCGAACATCTCACGCTTAACCCGACCTTTCTTGCCGCGTATCGGCTGCTCCTTGCGCGGCTTGTACGGCGTGCCGTCCGGTGACTGCTGCTTCTTGATGTTCTGCTGCTGACTGGCGCGCAGCTTCTTCGCGATGTTGCGCGCCATCTCTTTGCGTGACTGTGGCGACAGGTTGCCGATCAGCGCATTGAGGCGGTCGTTAACCAGCTCCAAATCGCTCATGACTGCCACTCACTGATGAGCTGGCCGTGCGCATAGAGCTGCAGCGGTCGCACATCATTCTCAGGCAGCGGATTTTCGCCAACGTGTTCGACGTGAAGCTCATCACCCACACGACGGATAATCACCCGCTCGGTCAGCTGCAGGTCAATGCTGATGTCGCTCGCCGTGTCGCTGATCACGTCCGCCTTGAACGTGAAGCCGTTCTGCTGCTTGTCCTTCGTCGCCATTATGTCGGGTTCATTCACCCGCAGCCATTCAAGCATCGGCACAATCAGCAGGTCGATGTTGCCGGTGTAGTCGGTGATCACCATGTTCAGCCGGTACTGATATTCGAACGACAGCGAGGTGGCGAGCGTGGACACAACGCGCCCGCTGTCGATAAACACGTTAAGGCTGTCAGGGTTGCGCTGCAGCAGCGGCACGCTGTCGGTCAGCGCCTTGCGCAGTTGTTGCGGTTTCAGCATCGTGTTGCTCCTGGCACTCTTTGATGACTTCAATCTGCAGCCCGCAGGATGCGAGCGCCGCCTCAAGCTGGCGGTTATCCGCCGCCAGATCGCCCGCCGTTTTGAGGCTGTTGCCCGGAACCGGGCAGCTTGTCACGCGCGGACAGCCAATCCAGATAATCTCTGGCGCTGGTGAAGGTGGGACGGGTGTGCAGCCGGATAACATCGTCAGGCAGAGCAGCAGCAGACCACTCACGTAAAATCGGACTCGCATCGGTTTCTCTCTGTATGTGTGCTTCGCGGGTTAAGGCTCCGGCGCTGGCGCGCCCCTGCATCAGCCGCAGCGCGGCCTCGCGTTTCAGCCCCTGCAGGTTTTCACTGTTGAGACGGTTAATCGCTTTGTCGCGGCTCTCAATGCCTGCCGACAACGTGCCGATGATGCGCTGCGCGCCCGCCAGCTCGTCACTGACGACCGACCAGCGCCAGCCGGTAAACGCCAGCGCGAGCAGCACAACGGCAAGCAGCGTTGCGGTGATGCGCATCACGCTGCCCCCTTGAGACACCACGCCAGCTCGCGCACGCGGCGGTTATCCAGCCCCTGATTAAACACGCCTTTCACGTACACCCAGCGCGGTAGCTGGTAGCAGGCTTCGCGCCAGCGCCCTTCATTCAACAGCTTTACCATTGTTGAGCTGCAGGCGTTGCCGGTTCCCACGTTGAAGGCGAGCGACACAAAGGCGTCGTAGACCTTTTGCGGCACGACCGCGAAGAGGCAACGCGCCAGCGCTTTTTCGGTGCGCAGCATGTTGGCAATAAACGTGCCCGCCGCCTGCCGCTCGGTGATGGTTCTCCCCGGCACGACGCCGACGGTGTTGCCGATGCCGTCCGTCCACTTGTCCGCGTCGCATTTG